GTTTTGATAAATTAACATTTGCTCTTAATTGAGCAATATCTTCTTGCGATTGTATTTTTTCTTGCGACATTTCTTTTTGTTGATCAACTTTTTCTTTATCAAGTTCTAAACGTTGCTGATCATCAAAAGCTCTTCGTTGTATTTCTGTTTCTTGAATATCTAAATCACGTTTTTTTAATTCAATTAGTGGGTCAGCTTGATTACCTTCTAAGTATTCTTGTTCTTCTGCTACCATTTCTTCTGTTCTTTGAGCAATAAGAGTAGCAATTTCTTTGTCATTTTGCATTTGAAACTCTTGCATGAGCTCTGGTGGTACTTGTCCACCAAATTGCGCCGCTTGTTCTTCTATTAATGGTGCGTTCTTCGCTTCAATTTCTTCTTTTGCTTGTTGTGAAATATGATCGGATACGTGACTTTGCAAAACTAATAATATCTGCGGATTATTTTTAACCAAATACGAAGACATGAAAGCACGATGTGCATTGATATGTTGTTCATGATCTTGTCCAGGAAAGACTTGTAACTGCGAACCTTTTAAAGAGTTTGCATTTTCTTTTCCAGGGTCAAGAGGAGTAGGCGGCTGAGGTGGTGGTAATATTGCTTCTATACCATCTACACCTAATGCCATGTACATTCTTCTATATGCTTCATAGATGTTATGAAGTTCCGGATTACTTTGAGCTAATTGTAATTGTGTTTGTGCCAACGATATACGTTGCGTCATAGAAAAGATATTTGGATCACTTACAGGAATTACATCAACACGATCATCAAAGTCTGTTAATTTAATTTGTCTATCACCACCACGTACAGAGTAAGGATATGATGGCGGTAAGTATTCAGCGAATACTCTTGCTAAAATTTTAAACTCGATATGTTGTGCGTAATGCAATCTTTTATGTATACTTGACATGACCCGTGAACCACGTTCCAATAATGCCATTGTAGTACCAACTGGATTGGATTGTGAACCATCTCCAATTTTTTGATCAGCGATAGAAGCGAACTCTCTACCACTTTGCACAACAAATCCTAATAGTTGATATAATACTTGATCAGGACCCTTGTATGGTAGTGGCATTAAGCCATCACGAATAGCACCACCCGGTGCGTCTACGTCTCTAAATTCTCCTGGCTGTATTGGTGTATCATCATCCCTGATTCTAAGACCACGGGCCTTGAACCCTGCTGGTAAATTAGAAAGTGTTCCCGCATCAATAAGTTGACGGAGCGCTGAAGTGGCCGTTCTTGATAAACCCCCAAGCATATGGATAAGACCAAAGCCATAAAAACCAAGACCAGGTAAAAACTTAAAGTGTACGAAGTAAGGTATCTTTTGTTTTGTTGGGTCGTTAGGTTTGTAGTTTCTGTAGATAGATAAGATTTCGCCTGAGTTTTGATCAACTGTGATAATATAAGGAAGTTTGATTCCAGTTTGTTCTCCATTCTTGTCTAAATCTTCGAAGCCTTCTATATCGCATTCAGCATGAAACTCTATTAGATTTAAATCATACTCCTCATCTGTTTTTTGCACACCTTCAAGTTTATCCATTTTATCTTGAATTGGATTTTCTTCAGAGATTCCTGGATTTAATTCTATGTCTCGATAAAAACCTGATACTTGTTTTTTACGTAAATCATTTTCTGACATTTTTAAAACATGTGCAATACGTTCTGCTGACATTAAGTCTGAAGCGTTATAAGGAACAACTAAATCTTCACTAGGAATAAATTTTGCAACAGCTCTATTCTTTTGTCCATCGTAATAAACTTTTTTAAATGCAGAACCTGCAAGAGGTAAATGAAAAAGTAATTGATCCATCTCAGGATCATACTCTTGCATCACATTTGTAATTTGATAATTCATAAAATCTTTTACACGTTCAGCTTGTGCTTCTTTGTCTACAGAAATTTCACCAACAATATTTACATCGACAGGACCTTTAGCTGGTAACATTTCTTTGTAAGCATGTGCTTGAAATTGTGTAACTGATTCTGCTAATAGTGGATGTGTAACACCACTTGCTCCTTGAAAGGGTTGTGATCTTTCATCATATTTAAAACCAAGTAAATCTAATCCTTTTGAAAAGCCTTCGACCCAATCTTTTCGTGAACTTTTATCATCTTCAAACTCACCTAATAATTTATTGGAAATTCTTGTTAATTCATCTTCTTCTACAACTTCTGCTAAGTTTGCATAAAAATCAGTTGAGGGTGCTTGTAGTGGTGGGTTAATTAAAGCCCCGCCATCTTCCGTCATTTCGATATTTATTTCTTCGGATTCTCCAGGTGCATCAACTATAATTTCTTCTTGAGCCTCTAGTGCTGCATTTTCTGGTTGTACTTTTTTATCTATAGCCATAACTTCCTTTTATTGTAATTTAGTTAAACATTCTACCTAATTTATTTACGCCTCTTTCAATGAAACTTTTTGTGCTATCTTTAGCCTCTTCAGCAGTTAGAATGCCATCACTGGCTTTGGCTTTTTCAAGAGCAGAACCTTGCATCATATTTATGCCATCAATAAGAAGATTAATATTGTCTTCTGATGATCCTCCAAAGTCTACGTCTATTTCCTTGTCTCCTATACTTATTGATCTTGCTTTTGCAAGAGCTAAGGCTATTCGTGTTACTTTATCATCATCAAAAACCTCTCTACCTTCTTTTTTATATAGATCTGTCAATACAGTTTCTATCATATTTAAATTTTCATCAGAAATATTTTTTGATGATTCAGCAGAGCCACCATCTTTAAAAGACATTGGTCCTTCGCCTACTCCAAGAGATCTAGCAAAATCAGGATTAGCACTTAAAAGCATATTTTGAAAATCTGGATCTGATGCCATGCTCTCGGCAAGGAAAGTCATTGGACCTCCAGCCATAAACAGTTTACCTGATTTAACTGCTTTTGCTATTTCTTTTAAAGCAGCTTTAGCCTTATCAGGAGCAGATTTAAAAAGTTTATCAACTTGTGCTAAAGCAAAATCTAAATTTAATTGTTGTGCTTTGTTTAATGTCTTTTTACCAATCTCTTGTATCTTTGAATAAACTTGTGATTGTATCTTTGGTTTCTTTACACCTGTAGCTGTTGCTTTGTTTTTAAATACAAAATCAAAATTCTCATCAAGGTATTTATTTTGAAAAGCCATGCTAATAACAGGTTTATTATTTTTAATAGTAATGGCATTTTTATATTTTGGTTTAACTTTTACTTTTCCATCTTTACCTACAGTAACACCTTTATCTAAAATATCTTTACGCATTTGTTGTGCATAGCCAGATAAGAAACCTGAATTTTTAACAGTGTCTATTTGACTATCGTTTAATCCTTTAAGTGCCGTGGTCCGATATTTTTTCATCGCTTTGTTAAAACCATCAAAGTCATCTTCGTAGTCCATGATGTTTGGTACATTAACAATTTCTCTTATTTGTGCTGACTTGATTCCTTTATCTTTAAACACCTTAAATATTTCAGGGCCCATGGGTCTTTCAACCTTTGATGATTTTAAAATATTAGCAATACGTGATGAAGGTCTATTGGTTACTGTATCACTTGGCACGTTCAACGCATCCATGACATCGGTCATTGTTTCAGTTGTCGAGCTTAACTTTGGTTTGTTCTTTAAATTTTGTACAAGTTGGCCTAATAACGCATCACCGCCCTTGTCCATATGAACAATGCCACCTTCTTTTTTAGCAACAGTTGGACCTACTCCAAAATCTTTTAGCATTTTTAAAACATCAGAATCACTTATAGATTTTATTGTTTCAATAGTAGAGATATCTAAATCCGTTGGATCTAATCTTCCAACTTCTACCAACCTATTAAATAATATGTTGTGTAATGGATTATCGAATTTTTCAGCCATCAGTAATATTCCCTTTGTTGCGTGATCCGTGGTTCATCCTGATAGTCATCTGGTAGATTAATAAAGCTACCTTGACGAAAACGCATTAATGCCTGTGTAGTTGAATCAACTAAATCATCGTACTCACCATAAGGGAAAGCAGCGCATTCTTCAATAACTTCTTCTGCCCATCGTTTATCAGCAGGATAATAAATCTTACCAGCTTCAAATAAAGGTGCAACAGAGTTTACACGTACATGCTTATCGTTTCCTTTACTTGGTGTAAAATTGACGACAGGGACTCCTATTTGACGTAATTCGTGAGTTAGGGGTGTGCCCGTTGCCTTGGCTTCGATTATCACTGTCTCTGGTTCCCAGTACTTATACTCTTCTAATGCAATTTTTTTTAATTCAGGGAAGTCCCACCTCCCCTTACGAACATCAACCAAAATTAGGTGTGGCCCCTTGTTCGGAGGATAGAAAACTCCCCACGTAGTGATCGCAGAAAAATCCGCTGTTTCTTTTTTACTGAACGCTGTGTCATAACTTTGTATGATATGTATTAAATCAGGAATATCTTTTTCTTTCCATTCTTTCCACCATTCTCTTTTAATGATTGATCCTTCTTCAGAGGTTGGATTTTGTTGCCACTGTGCTTGCCACTTACCTTCGGACAAAGATGCTTTGACTCCCTCTAATTCTTCCAACTTCCAATAGTTTGACCAGACAGGTTTATTACTAGGCAAGATTGCAGGAAATTCTATAACTTCCCATTGATCTGCTTTCGGTTCTGATTGTGCTTTTAACAATTTGCCTGTTAAATCTTTCGTGGACCAACGTGTCATAACGATGACGATTGCACCACCTGGTTGTAAACGTTGACGAGGACCAGAAGTATACCATTCGTATGCTGAATCCATAGCCGTTTCACTTAGTGCATCTTGCTCGGAATGTGGATCATCAATAATTAATAAATCTGCACCACGACCGGTTATCGCACCACCGATACCTGCTGCATAATACTCGCCACCTTTGTTTGTTTCCCAACGGCCTGCCGCTTTGGAGTCTGCTGCAATTTTACAATCTTCAAAGACTTGTGCAAATTCACTTGTATCAACAAGGTTTTTCATCTTACGACCAAACCTAACTGCAAGTTCTCCTGTGTGTGTTGTTTGTATCACCTTTAATTTTGGATTTTTTCCTACCATCCATGCAGGAAACAAATAAGAAGCAAACTCTGATTTAGTGTGCCTGGGGGGCATGTTCACTATCAATCGCTTAATCTTTCCACTGGCAATATCTTCAAACTTCTTTGCAATTTTTACGTGATGATTTCCTTCAATAAATTCAGGCCAAACGTGTTTGACAAAGGGAATAAACCTTTTTTCGGCTAAATCTAATTTTCTTAATTGCTGCTCTAATAGTTCTTTTTGGAGTTGAGACTCCGTTTTGTTTTGCATGGTATTGTTTGTATCAAACTGGGGGCGTAGTGTAAATTATTTTATACCGGGGCTAGTTTAGGGGGGTGGGGGGTAAAGGTAAAGGGGTTTTGTTTTTTGGATCTGATGTAAGTACCTAGAGCCATGGTTCACGGCTCTAGGTTAATTAATTATTTTAAAGCTTTTAATAATGATGTGACTTTAATTACTTCTTCTTGTTTCCAATATCGAGAACCAGTTTCATTGTTTGGCTCTTGATTTATATCATTTATTAAATTTTCTATTTCATCTTTTAAATATGGAGCTACACTCAAAGCAACTAAAACATAATCCAAGCAACTTGATTTTATGTCCTCAGAAACATTTGTTTTGTTTTGGTTCATCATTTATTTATATTCCTTTTTAATTTTAATTGTGAAGTCCTTAATAGTCATTGTTGGATTGCTTTTTAATTCTCTTCCTAATCCATCAATAATTATTGATGCTTGTTTCAATATGTCGTCAGCTCCTTCAATTCCTTGTTGATCTGCTTTAGGATTTGAAAAAACTATTTTAGCCATATTAAGAGCTGCCCACCAACTCGGAACAATACTAACTGTTTTTGTTTGTTGTTTCATATTTTCATTTCTCCATTTTCTTTATCTTGTAGTTTATTATTTTCCTCCGAATAAATAGCATTATTAATTCTTGCATTTAATTCTGAATAATAAGGAAAGGAATAAGTGCTATTTTCTTTTGATCTTATAAAATCAGTTAAGGCTCTTCTGATACATTGTAAATCTGTAGTATCTAAATCAATCATTTTTAATTATCCTTTCTAAAATAATTCTAGTTGTTTTGGGTTTGGTTCTTGGTTCATGGTACACGGATCACGATCCAAGAAATTAAAAGACTTTGTAAGATTATCAAACAAAGCCCTTTGAATAATTTGTTTATTTACATAAAATCTAAATTCAATTAGATTTTTTTTAATCTCTTTTCTTGTTACTGTATGATTAACAAATTGATTTGAATACTTGGCACTTGAACCAACTTTCACATTTACATTACAAGTATCTTTAGCACCCCAGTTTTTTGAACTGCCATAAATACACGCTTCAACCTCGTTATAAATTGGGTATGAATAAGCCATGATATTTTATCCTTTCTATTATTAATTATTATCCCAGATTAACCCATAATTAACGATTATTCAAACATTTTAAGGAGTTTTTTTATATCGGTTCGGGGTTCATGTACCATGAAACAAGGTTCTTTAAACCCGTTTTTGGCTAGTTTTAGGGCTTTTTTGCCTTCATATGCTTTTATAAGGGAGTCTTTGCCCCTTTTAACCAAGATAAAAGTATTAATACCTAAGGAATATCTCTTCAAATGCCATGAAATTTGAAAAGGACTAAGATTAATTGTATTTAGTTTTATAAATTTTAATTCTATCCAAATTTCCTTTTTATTATAAATGGCTGTTATATCTGCTGTGCCTTGCCCTATTCTATTTTCAATTCGTTCAAAATAAACATAGGGCAAAGATTTTTTTAATTGTTGATAAAATTTACTTTCACTCACACTTTATAAGCTGTTAATTCAAATTCAAAAGGTTTGAGTTCAGTTGATTTGAAATCCCTATCAAATTTATCTATAAAAATATTTACAGTTTTATATTTAGAAAATTTAGTTTTAAAATTTCCATCTAAATTATGAAGGTCTATTTTATAATGATTGTAATCGTCCTCATCATAAATGACAGATATTGAAGGCACATAATCTGAAAATTGCTCTCTTACTGCTAAAGCTACTGCACATTTAGTACAATTTTCTGGTTGACCCTCTTCAATGTGTTTTTGTGTAACTTTAATTGTTTTTTTAATTTTCACTAAAACGCTCCATTTCTTTTTTTTCAAGATTTCTCATTTTTTCAATAATTGTGTCAGTAAATTCAATACTAAATTCAAAAGGGTCAACGTCTTTTCCTGTATCAAAATCATAAACAAAATCGTTTACTGTCTCTTGATCTTCCATACTTATTTGAGTATTAAATTCAGTTTGATATGCACTAGGTTTATTATCTGATAATCTCAATG